TATAGATTATATTAAATATTATAAAATAAAGAAAGGAGTCGTATGGTTATTTAAGTTATTAAATATATCATACAAGAAAACTAATGGAAAATGATGACTTAATTGTTTATAACAAAGAAACAAAAGAAGTAATAGCAATAATACCAATCATATCAGGAAACAGACCAGCAGTATTTAAAAAAGGTTATGATTCAATAATAAAAAATTGTAATGAAAAACATCTAATTGGAGATGGAAAAAATATTTATTTAAAGGAAGATTAGTAATGAATATTAATCAAAACATAAATAAATTATTATATGCCTTAAAGCAAAAAGGGCAGATGTATAAAATAAATAGTTTTAAATTTTATAGTGAAAAGAATGATAAATATGCTACTAAATATCAAGTATTAAAAAAGGAATTAGTAGAAGTATATAACGAAGATGAAGAAAAAACAGAATTGCAAGAAAGATATATACAAGAAAAAGAGTGTTATAGCAAAATAGATTTAATGAAATATCTAGCAGAAGAATATAGAACAGAAGAATATAGAATAGGAAGTGAGGCAAGTGGAAGATGACTATAACAAATTAACAGAAAAACAAAAAAGATTTATAGATTATTATATAGAAACAGCAAATGCAACAGAAAGTGCTAGAAGAGCAGGTTATAGTGAAAAAACAGCAAAAAACATTGGTGCTGAAAACTTAACAAAACTTAACTTTTTTATTCAAAAGAAGTTAGAAGAAAAAGAAAATAATAGAATAGCCTCACAAGATGAAGTTCTTGAATACTTGACAAAAGTAATGAGAGGAGAAGAAAAAGACCAGTTTGGATTAGATGCTTCATTGCAAGATAGAACTAAATGTGCAGAATTATTAGGAAAAAGATATGGAACATTTATTGAGAAGAAAGAAGTTAGAGAAAATTGTACAGTTGAATTAGTGGATGATGTAAATGAGTAATGAAAGAATAAGTCTGCAAGAAATTGTAGGAAAAGGTTATGCTACATTTTGGAATTTTAAAGGCGATGAAATAATAATTCAAGGATCTAAAAGTAGTAAAAAATCAAAAACAGCAGCATTGAGATGGATGAAATTATTAAAGCAATATCCCAGAGCTTGTTTATTGGCTACAAGAGATACAGAAAAGACAATTCGTGATAGTGTATTTGCTGATTTAAAATGGGCAGCTAAGAAAATTAAAACCTATGATGAATGGGATTTTATTAAAAGTCCATTAGAATCAACTAATAAATTAACAGGTCAGAAAATATTTTTTAGAGGTCTTGACGACTGGCAAAAGATAGCTTCAATAACAATAGATGATCCGAACTTGGTGCTATGTTGGGTATGGTTTGAAGAAGCCTTTGAGATAGAAAAGAAAGATACCTATGACAAAGTAAGAATGTCTATAAGAGGTAAGATGCCAGAAGGATATTTTAATCAATCATTAGCAACATTAAATCCCTGGTCAGACCAACATTTTATAGTAAAAAAGATAACTAGTAAATTAACGCCAGATGAGAAAATTCTTGAAGAAAAAGGTAAACAAGAAATTATAGTAGAAGATGAACAAGAATTTGTATATAATGGCAAAAATGTAAAAGAAAAAGTAAGTCAGTTATTAATGATAACAAACTATAAACTAAATGAATTTTTAGATATAAAAGATTATGCTAGATTTGAACAAAAAAAGAAAGAAGATTATGAAGATTACAAAACATCAGGATTAGGTATGCCTGGAATAAGTAAAGGACTTATATTTAGAAACTGGCATATTGAAGATACAAAAAAATATAAAAATACATTTGAATTAATAAGAAGAGGCTTGGACTTTGGATATAGTTCAGACCCTTCTGCTTTTTTACAGTTTAATGTGAATTTAAAGACAAAGCAAATAGTAGTCTTTGATGAATTTGGAGCAATAGAACTAACAAATGAAATGTTGGCAAATGAATTAAAGAAAAGAATAGAACCTTATGCATTAATAAAAGCAGATGCAGCAGAGCCAAAGTCAATAGCAGAATTAAACAATTTAGGAATCAATGCAATACCTGCTCAAAAAGGACCAGATAGCATACTTCATGGTATTAAATGGCTAAAAGGTTTTGAAATAATAGTAGATCCTAAATGTAAAGGACTAATAGAGGAATTAGGGCTTTATAAATGGAAAGTCGATAAATTAGATAATCCATTAAATATTCCAGAAGATAAAAACAATCACTATATAGATGCATTAAGATATGGAAGCGATGATTTATATCTAAGAAATTAGGAGGATAACATGGCAATTGAAAGTAGACTAATAAAAGAACTTATAAGTGAATTTAATATATCAGACATAAAAAAGAAAATGCTAGATGGAGAAAGATATTTTAGAGACCAGAATGACATATTAAAAAAAGACTTGAAAACATATACAGTATTTGACCAAAAAACTGGAAATAAGAAGCAAATAGTTAATGAAAATAAATCTGACGAGCATTTGCCACATGGGTTTTACTGGAAACAAGTAAATCAGAAAAAGTCATATATTTGTGGAAAGCCAATAACTATTACTTACAATATTCCAACAGATAAAGATAAAGATGAAGCAACTAAAAAAGCAGAAAAGAAAATTACAAATATGGTATGGAATGTACTGGGACCAAAATTCGAACAACTCATAAAAAACAGAGTAAAAGAAGCAAGTAACAAGGGTAGAGCTTGGTTACATCCTAATTACAGAAATGGAAAATTAGTTTTTGAAAAATATCCTAGTGAAGAATGTATCCCAATTTATGATAATGAAACTCAAACATACTTGATTGGTTTTATACATTTCTACACAATACAAGATTTAACAGGAAATAAGCCAGAGGATAGAATATATGTAGAATATTGGGATGAAAAAGAAGTAAGATATTACATTGAAACGAAAGCAAATGATACAACAATATTTTTAGAAGATGTTACAAAACCTAGACCAGAATGTCATTGGTATAGAGAAATATATGATAATGCTTTAAATAACTTAAAAAGAATTGAGAAACATAGTTGGGGAAAAGTACCGTTTATTGAAATAGAAAACAATGAAGAAAAAATGACAGACTTAGAACCAATAAAACCATTAATAGATGCATATGACTTAATTAATAGTAACTATGTAAATACTGTAGAAGACTTAAAAGAAATAATATGGCTTATAACAGGATATGGAGCAGAGGATTTACTTGCATTAATAGAGAATTTAAAAGTAAATGGTGTGGCTAGAACAAATGATACAGCAGGAAAGATAGATGCTAAATTATTAGATATTCCTTACGAAGCAAGACAAGCATTGCTAAAAGGATTAAAAGAACTTATCTATGAATTTGGTAGGGCTGTAGATACAAGTAACAAAGATTTAATAGGACAAGCTCCAAGTGGAGTATCATTAGAGTTTTTATATACCGATTTAGACATGAAAGCAGACGATATGATAGGAGGACTTACTAGTGCTTTATATGAAGTCTTATGGTATGTTTTGCAAGATTTAAAAATGCAAGGAAAGATACCACAAGGAATAAATGAATTTGACTTCAAAATAGAGTTTAATAAGTCAAGAATATTTAATGAAACAGAAAAAGTAAATACATTAAATAATGACACAATTTTGAGTACAAAAACAAAGTTAGAAAAACATCCTTATTGCGATGATGTTGACGTAGAACTTCAAAGAATAGCAGAAGAAAAAAGAGAAAATATGAAAATACAAAGCCAAATTTTTAATAGTTCTGGAGGATTTGAAGACGGAGAAGGCAACTCAAATAGTAAAAATAAAGAAGAAAACACCAATAAAGAATAGAGGTGTTATTTTTTATGGCAAGAAAACCGATTGACTATTGGGAAAAACGTTCCACTGAGTTAATAAAAAGACTTGAAAGAGGCACAGAAAGAACTATTAATTTATTGATCCAAGCTTATGAAAAAGCAACTAAATATATCAATAAAGAAATAACAAACATATTTAAAAATTATGCAAAAGATAGTGGATTAAACAAAGAAGCATTAGCACAATTATTAAGTAAGAAAGAAACAGAACAATATTACAATAATCTATTAGAAGTAATAAACAATAATATAACAGATGAAAGCATAAAAAGAAAACTGCTAGCGAAATATAATGCTCCTGCTTATTCATATAGAATTAGTAGATATGAAGCATTGCAACAAAATATAGATATAGAATTAAAAAAATTAGCTGATATAGAGCAGCAAATAACAGAAATAAGATACGTAGACACAATAAAAGAAGGTTATTATCATACTATATTCGATATTCAAAAAGGTACAAATATAGGTTTTAGTTTCGCACAAATAGATGAAAAAACAATAAATCTATTATTGAATGAAAATTGGATAGATAATGCAAATTTTTCACAAAGAATATGGCAAAACAGTGAAAGGCTAGGAAATTATTTAAGAACACAACTAACAGCTGCTTCTCTATCAGGAAAATCTATAAATAAGATAACACAAGAATTATCTGAATATATGAATGTAGGGATATATAATGCTACAAGACTTGTTAGAACAGAAGTTAATCATTTTGCAAATGAAGCTGAAATGTTAAGTTATGAAGAGTTAGACATTGAGAAATACAGATTTATAGCAACATTAGACAATAGAACTTGCAAACATTGTGCAGAATTAGATAATAAAGACTTTAACGTAAAGGATAGACAGTCAGGAAAAAATTATCCACCTATACATCCTAATGACAGATGTACCACAGTACCTGTATTTGATGATGAAGTAACAGAAGAACTACAAAGAAGAGCAAAAGATGAAAATGGAAAAACAATATTAATACCACAAAACATGAATTATCAACAATGGTATGAAAAATATGTGGATAAAGAAGAAGGAATAATAGATAATTTATTTAATAGTCATAACAAAATTTCATTAAAAGATATTAGTAAACAGAAATTATCTATTATCAATAATGCATTTAGTAATGAAAATATTAAAAATATTGCATTAAAAACTAATATTAAGGAAATAAAATTAGGAGGAAATAAATCATATCATCAAAAAGGAAAAATTGTATTGAAAACAAATTATAACAGCCATACGGTAAGACATGAACTTGCTCATGCAGTAGATTATAATAACAAATGGTTATCTTCTACTAATTCTTTTATTAAAGCAATAGAATTAGATAAGAAAAATATATTAAATAATCAAAGTTTATATGAAAATTTAATAAAAAATAATAGTAATTATAGAGAGTTAAGTGATATAATGAGTGGAATGACAAACAATCAAATAAAAGGTAGATATTTTCATAAAAATAGTTATTGGAAAAAAGCAAATAAATTAGAAAAAGAGATATTTGCACAAATGTTTACAGTTGCTGGTGCAAATGATTTTAAACAGTTGCAGATATTTAAAAAATATTTACCAAACACATTTAAAGCTTTTGATGATTTAATAGGGAGGTTATTATAATGTATTACGATGTATTAGATAAAGAAATAGAGCAAAAGTTAGAAGAATACGAAAAAATATTTCCAGAAGGCTTCCCATTGGCACAATTTGAAGGAACTAAAAAGGAGCTAATAGAAGAAATAGATAAATGTATTAAAGGAAAAAAGGAATATGATACAAGTTTCTGGGATGATAATCCTGAATATGACGACTAAATTTACAAATAATTCATGAATTTTCTTGTGAAATAGATAAAGACCTAAGGAAAAATGAAGAAGCATACAAAAAACAACGAAAGAAAGCTGAAGAATTAATAAATAAATTAACTTAAGTTATTAATATTTAACAATTATATATCAAGACGTAGAAATACGTCTTATTTTTATGCCGTTTATTGTAGTTAGGCATTCAACAAAACAAACAAATATTACTCATTTGCTTGTGAGAATAAAGAAAAAGCAACTTTTCGTACTGGTAGCACCAGAATAAAAAAGCTAGAAAGGTAGGACCAATTATGGAATGGTTAAAGAAAATATTACAAGATGCAGGAATAGATAATGTGGAGGATTTAGAAAGTAAAATTTCTAAAGAATTACCAAAACATTTTAAACCTGCTAGTGAGTTCAATGAAGTAAATGAAAAATTAAAAAATGCAAATACAGAAATCGAAACATTGAAAACATCACAGAAAAATATTCAAACAGAATATGAAAGTTTTAAAAAGGGATCTATAAGTCAAGCAGACTATGAGGCTAAAAAGAAAGAAATAGAAGATAATTCAAAGGCTGAAATAGAAAAAGTAAGACTAGAGAGCAAAATAGATTTAGCAATTAATAATGCTAAAGCTAAAAATGTTAAATCGGTAAAAGCAAATCTTGATTTAGACAAAATAAAACTAGATGGAGACAAACTTTTAGGGTTTGACGACCAAATAGAAGCATTAAAGAAAAGTGATGCTTATCTATTTGATATTGACAACACTGTAAATAAGGGTGTTGAAAATGATGGAGGAAATCCAAGAAAAAATGAAAGTGGAAGGTTAGAAGATGATGAATTAGATAAGTTATCAGATGAAGAATACTTTGCACTTCAAGAAAAAAATAATAAATAAGAAAGGAAGATTTTATTATGGGAAACAAATTATTAACTTGCCAAAGAATAGCAAGAGAAGCATTACCAATGTTAGTAAATAACTTAGTAGTGCCTGAATTATTTCACACTGATTATAGTAAAGATTTTGTAAAAGAAGGAGATACAATTCAAGTTGAAAAACCTGCTCAATTTGAAGCAAAAGATTTTAAAGATACTGTAACAATTCAAGAAATTAATCAAAAGAGTGTTCCAGTTGTTATGGACCATATTGCAGACGTTTCTGTTGAAATTACATCTAAAGAATTAACTTTAGATAGAGTAGCTTTTAATGAAAAAATATTAAATCCAATGATGGAAGCTATTGCTGAAAAAATCAATAAAGAAGGTCTTGAAATGTATAAACATGTTTATAAAACATTAGGTACACCAGGACAAACACCAGATTCTATTGAAGTAATGGCAAATGCGAGAGGTTTATTAAATAAAGCAAAAGCACCAATGGGAAATAGATATGCTGTATGGGATCCAGATGCAGATGTAAAATTCTCTACAATAGATGCAATTTTACATGCTGAAAAATCAGGAAGTACACAAGCACTTCGTGAAGGTTCTATTGGTAGAATCCAAGGTTTAGAAAACTTTATGTCTCAACAAGTTGCAGTACATAAGGCAGGAACATTTACAGCCGTTGAAACTCCAAAAGTAAATGCTAAAGCTGTAGTAGGAAGTGAAACTATTGCTATAAAAGGTGGAAGTGCTGCTGAAACATTAGTAGCAGGAGATATTTTCAAAATCGGTAATAACCAATATGTTGTTACAGAAGATGCAACAGCAGATACTGGTGTAATTACTGCAAAAGTATATCCAGCAATTGTTGAAGAAATCGCAGCAGATACAGATGTTGTATTTATTGATAAAACATCAGGAGGACATGTTGCTAACTTAGTATTTAATAAATTAGCATTTGCTTTTGTATCAAGATCATTAGCTTTACCTGTTGATGGAAGAGATTCTTATGTAATTTCTTATAAAGGATTAAACTTAAGAGTTGTTTATGGATATGATATGAATACAAAGAAAAATATGTTATCTATTGATACCATTTATGGTTTTGCACCATTATATCCATCATTAGCAGCAACAATACTAGGATAATAAGAGGCAGAGAAATCTGCCTTAATCTAATTATTAGGAGGTTAAATAAATGAAATGTCCAATTTGTGGTAAAGAATTTTCGGAACCAATACTTCCTTTTCATATTGAAAGATGTGGAAAGCAGAAAAAGGTAGAAGAAAGTAAGCCAAAAAAACTTGAGCAAATGAATAAGGATGAATTACTTGCTAAGGCTAAAGAATTAGAAATAATAATAGAAAATACAGAATCAGTAACAAAGGCTCAAATATTAGAAATGATAAAGACAAAAGAAACACCACAAGAGTAGGTGATTAAATGGAATTATTAAAGAAAGTAAAAGAAAGACTTAATATTACTGATAACAATCAAGACAAACAAATACAAGGATATATTGATGATATTACTGATAAAATAAAGTCTATATGTAATAGATTAGATTTACCACAGGAACTTGAATATTTAGTAGTTAGATATGCCATGAACTGTACTATATTCTATAAAAATGGGTATGGAGAAGGTAAACAAGTAATTTCATCTGTATCTGACAATGGACAAGCTGTATCATTTAAAGATGTAGGAGCAATTACTGCAGATGATATAAACATGGATAAATATCTAGAAAAAAACAAAGATGAAATATCTATGTATGCATATATGAGGTGGTAGCTATGGAAATACCAGAAATATTTAAACAAACTATTGCTTACACTTTTTACGACAAAGATATAGAAATATGGACAGAAGGAACAATAAAAGATGATGAAGGTTCAGTAATAGGAAATGGTAAACTAGAAAAGGTTGATAGCTTTAAAGGTAATTTTCAATTTTCTACAAGAGAATATATACAACAAGAATACGGTAGAGAAATAGAAGCTAATGCAATAGTTACTTGTGATAAAACAGTAGCTAAAATTGGAAACATACTTGTATACAACAATAACGATTATGTTATAAAAAGTCTAGTTTCATCTGATAGTCATATTACTATTTTAGTGAAAGGGTGATGAGAATGGCTAGCATGCAAGGACTAGATAAATTACTTTCTACTTTATCTGGGTTAGGTGGAGATATGAAAGAAAGTGCTAGAAAAGGTCTTGAAAGAGGAGCAAAGAAAATACAGAAAAATGCCAAGATGCTTACCCCTGTAGACACGGGAAATCTTCGTAGTTCAATAAAAACAAATTCAAACATAAATGTAGAAGGAGCGGAAGCACAGGTATATACAAATTGTGAATATCGGTCCTTATGTTGAGTTTGGAACAGGACAAAGAGGCAGAGAAAGTAATATAGATAGACCAGAAGGAATATCGTATAAAGCAGAATATATAGGACAAACTGCACAACCATATATGACACCTGCATATCTTCATGCTAAAAATACAGGAGAAGTAGAACAAGAAGTAATAAAGTCAATAGAGTCAGATATAAGAAAATTGGAGAGTGGTAAATAATGATTAATCAAAAGCCTACAGTATATAAAAAACTAAAAGAATTACAAGATGAAAAAGTGGTAAAAGATGTATGCGAAGAAGGAAAACAAGATTGGTCAAAATTACCTTGTATTACTTATATGGAACTAGGAAATGAACCATCTGATTATGGCGACGATGAAGAATATTCAAGTGCATTGGCAATAAAGGCTGATGTATGGGGAACATCGTCTAGTGAAGTATCAAAGATAGCTATCCAAGTTGTAAGCAAAATGCAAGAACTTGGATATGAAAGAGCTTTGTATTTGGATGTAAATGATTTAAACAGTAAACAAAATCATAAAACAATGCGTTTTGAAAAAGAGGAGTAAAACTTCTCTTTATTTTTTATATAGAAAGGAGAATTTTAAATGGCAAAAAAATATTTAAAGGGTTTTAGTGGATTAAGAATATTCCCTATTACAGCAAACACAGAAGAAAGCTATATCGTTGAAACAATGATTAAAGTTCCTGCAGCTCAAACTATGAGCAAAGATGAGCAGTCAGAATCAGAAGACATTTTGGCAGATGATGGAATCTGGGATACAGATTCTGATGTAACAGGAGAAGAAGTAACTATTACATTGGCTGAATTATCTAATGAATTAAGAGCTCAATTAAGAGGTGGAACTTATGATGAAGAAACAAAGACATATTCTTTTAAAAGAGGAGATGTAGCACCTGAACTTGCTTGTGCTTATAGAGGACTTTTAGCCGATGGTACATATAGAATGTGGAAACAATATAGATTTAAAGTTTCTACAGTTAAAATGGACCTTGAAACTAAAGGTAATGGTAATAGAGCAGGTGTAGAAATCACGGGAAAATTCTTAGATAGAGCTTGCGATGGAAAATTCTATGATATCAAAGATACAGAAGCAGGAAATGCTGATTTAACATGGCTTGATACGATAGATACATTTCCAGGAGAATAAAAAGAGGGCTTTTGCCCTCTTATTAATATAAAAGGAGAAAAGAAAAATGGCAAAGAGCAATGAAAGTTTAAGTTTAAAAGAAACAGTAAAAATGTATGGTGTAGAGATAAAAAAGATGCCTTGTGGCAAGTATTTTGAAGCTCTACAAACTTTAAAAAATTTGCCAGAAGACTTCATAGAAGAGCTTTCTGACAATAAGGAAGATTTTAAATTATCTGAAATGTTAAGTTTAGACAATTTAATAAATTTAATAACTAAATTATTAATTATAGCACCAAAGTTTTTATTTAGCTTTTTGAGTAAGTTACTAGATGTCGAAGAAGATTACATTGAAAATAAGTTATCCCCAACAGAACTAACCGAAATATGTATAAAATTTTGGGAGATTAACAAACTAGAAAGTTTTTTCGTACTAATGAAGCCGGTAATAAAAAATTTAATGATCCTAACTGGCTTCAAGAAATAATAGTTGTATGTAACAAAATTGGAATATCTAAGTCAGAATTATTGAATAATTATTATGTGGATGAAATTCCTATAATATTTGAAAAATATGCAGAATTAAGTAAATCGACTAATAGTGATGAAATAGAAGTAACGGCAGATAATTTCTAAAAACTCTTGTAATATTTTACCATTTAGTATAAGATATTGGCAGGAGGGGATAATATGAGAGAAAAAAAGAAAATTTATCAAAATTGGTGGTTTATTTTATTAGTAATTGCAATTTATACGGTGTTAATAATAACTGGAACCTACTTTATAACATCTAGCATTGTACAAGAAACACTTGCAGAAGCTAAAAATAGTAATACTAATGATACAGTAATAGGTAAAGTACAAACAAGCAAGAACGAAGAGCAAACAAAACAATCTAAAGAAGTGATACTAAATAGTACAATACAAGAAAAAGATTGGGAAGTAATTATTAGAGAGACTGGATTCAAACAAGATATTATTCCGAGTAACCCAAATAGTTTTTATACACATTATCAGGTTAAAGACACTAATAATACTTATTTTTATATTATTTTAGACGCAAAGAATATATCAACGTTAGGTTTAAGAGCAGATAATATAGCTAAAATAAAAATGAAATATGACAACAAGTACGAATATGATACATTTTCTACTATTGAAGAAAGTGGAGGAGGAACTTTTACTTATACAAATATAACAAATATAGATCCTCTTACAACTAGAAAGATTTACTATTTGGTTGAAGTTCCAAAAACAATAGCAGAAGAGAAAGAAACAGCGATAGAAGCTGAAATTACAATAAATAATAATACATATTTATTAAAAATAAGATAAACCAAAAAGCACCTATTTAATTAGGTGTTTTATTTTATAAAAAAATTTTAAAAACCTCAAATATGTTTTTAGAGATAAAAAGGGAAAATTACAACCTTTTGCAGAAAAAAACAAAGGATTATTTGAAATGAAAGAAAGTAAAAATGAAAAAACTGGTTGGGTAGGAACTCAAACTCTAATTACACCAAAAGGAAGAGAAACATTTAGACTTTTGAGTGTAGGACTATAAAAGTTAAAGCATCAGAATTATTCTGGTGCTTTTATTATGCTCGAAAAGAGGTGAAACGATGGCTAAAGAAACACAGATTGGTAAATTAGTCATAGACTTGCAAATAAAAACACAAGCACTAGAACAAGGATTAAATACAGCAAAACAAAAAATAAAAGAATTAGAAAGTAGTAATAAATCATTAGAAAATAGTAATAAAAGTTTAGACGCAAGTTTTGTAGCAATGTCTGCTAGTATTATTGTAGCATTGCATACTATTGGAACAGCAGTACAAGATGGAATTAATAAATATAATAGTTATAAAAACAGTATGAATGCATTGAAAAAAACAGCAGAAGCAACTAACAATTCTATGAGTGATATACAAGAAACTATAGAAGATGTAAATAAATTGAAATTAATGGATGAAGCTGACCTAAATGCATCAATCAAAAATCTACTATTATATGGTTATACCGCTGAAGAAGCTGCAAATATATTAAAGGTATTGCAAGATGCAGCAGTAGGAAATAGACAAGAAGCATATTCTTTATCGGAAGCAGTCAGGGTAACTACAGAACGGTATAAGAATGGAAAATTCTGTTTT